GCAATTGGTTGGACACTATGACCTCGACTTGCCATTAAACTTAATCGTAAAATCTGCACTTCCTGAGTTAACAGTAAGCACTATCCTGGCATATCTAATACTTGTGCCAGTTACGTCATATATGTGAGTACCAATATTATCTGTTATATTTTGAGTGCTATCAGTAACTGTTACATAATTTTCATCGTCAAGACTAACTTGTAGGGTTATGTCGACATCAAGAGATGCTCCATTAGTCCAACCAATTGCATATGAATATCCGTCTTCAAGGTTTGACACATCTGTTGAAGAAGACGTATATGTTGTATTAATTGTTAAGTCTTGAATTATGTTGCTTACTTTTGAACTAATTAATCTATTTGACATTCTTTCCACTCACTAAAGGTTAAAATTTTATAATTCTGTATAGTTTCACTCTTATAAGAAGCAGGTAAATCTCTTAGATATTGCCTGTACTTCCTGTACTCTAACCTTTCCTTCATTTCAATTGGAGCATCTGCAAGCATTGTCCAATCTGTATTTTTAAGTGCTTCGTTTCTATTTTCTCTAAGCTCTTTAAACTGCCTTTGTTTTCTTCTTATCTTATCGTTTAGTCCAAGCTCTCTTCTTTTTTCTAACATCTTACGAGCTAGAATTTTTTTAGCCTTATCCTCATTCATTACAGTTGACTAGATAGAGGCAATCCAAGGTATGTTTCAATTTTATTTATATACTCTAATAATCTTTCATTAGTAATATATTTATCATCTTTATCTGCTTCTTGAATAAGTCTAGCCTCCGCTATAGCATCATGTAATGAACCAGTAGTAAGGGCGGAAGTTACTTCGGACATTGCTTTTCTAACATCTGATGTTTTACCATCAGCAGTAATACCTAAAGCTATGTTTTCAGAAGCAAACTCAACAAGAAGTTGAATGCCAAAGTCTATAGCGCGCCTTACTGTTTCTTCAAGGGCTTGTTTCGCTACTTCAGCAGATATGTCACTAAGTGTAATGACGTAATCAGCTTTTACCAAAGAAAACTCTTCTGTAACTTCAGGTACAGCAGGAATAACAATATTATTACCAGTTGGATTTCCATTTTCATCTAACTCAGCTACAGTTTGTTCAGGTTGGGCTTCTTGAGTTATCCTCATTTCAGTTGATTCAACTCTAGTAGACAGCTCGGCAGGTAATTCTGATGTTTTTATAGCTCTAGCTGCTTTACCAAAAGACTCTTTTGCTATCTGTTTATCTAAGTAGTCTTGCCTATCTTGCTCAGAAACAAATTCTCCTCCAAAACTTCTATTATTAAGTTCGTTTAAAATTTCTGCTTTAAACATGTTTTGTCCTTAGTTAATCTTAGTTATTGAAATATTATTAGCAAAAGCTACAGCCACTAGGTTAACTGCCGGAAGATCTTCTGTAAAAATAGCACTTAAAACATCGCCTTTTTGGCAGTCAAAAGTTGCTGAGCCGTTTACAAAAAATTCTCTGGTGGAGGTAGAGCCTGCAACATCTCCGCCCATCCTCTTTGTAATACTTTTACTTCCAGATTGTACCCCTCTAATTTGAAGCTGCTGTGTAGCAGCTCCTGGAGTAACGTTTCCGGTTTGTATTTGTGCGTGTACTGTGTATTTTCCTGAAACTGGTACGGTATACTCTCCTGTGGAGGTGTTGTACGCTCCGTGAGTATCGAAGTCAATGTCTTCATAGACAATAGTGTTGCCTGTAGTAACTGCTTGTCCAGAATCAGAATTGTATGACATAGCTACGACCTCGCCCCCTGCAAGAGTTTGAGGAGATTGAATTTTAGTAATAGTAATCCAGTTTGCTTCGGAGACGGTGTTTATTGTAATGTTGGTCCCTGATGAGTTTTGAAAATCAACATATACTTCTTCACCCTTTTCTAGGTAGACTGTAGCAGCATAATCGTATTCATACGCAATTGAAGATGTGGTGGATGCAGCGTCAACATTAAGCCTAGCTTTAGTTGCACCGAAAGTATCTTTTATCCGCATTGAAGTACCATTACCTATAGAAGAATACCCTGCTGTGGCGATGTTTAGTCCTTCAAATCTATAATAACCGCTCTCGGGAGTATTGTATGTCCAAAAAGCTCCTGTTGTTACTGAATTAGTTGTATCATAGTCTTTTGTATCGTAGTTTATTCTATCTGAGTTTCCATCATTTATAGTCTGACTTCCGCTGGCTGTATACCTTGCCGCAATTATACGACCACCAAAATCACTTGAGGTTTGAACATTAGAAGAAAACCCTTCTATAGGTACCTTAAAATTCATAGAAACTTGACCGTTTGCTGCAAAATTTCCTGAGTTTAGATCCGCACCCAATCCGTCAATACCCGCTATAACTGTAGTTGTGTTATTATATTTAATGTTAAAAACATTAAAAGTTGAACCATCACTATACTGAGCGTGTCCAAAGTTTTGAAGGTTTGAAGACGTAGAGTTAATTTTATTTGTGTCAATAGACAGTCCTGACGGCAAGCTAAATGTGGTTGTAGTAGACCCAGAAGGGGCTGTTCCATCTTTTAATACAGACACTACAACCTCAATACCATCTCCAACCCTTCTATACTTGCCTGTAGGAGTGGCTGACCCAGCTACACCATTAACTACTGGAGTATAATCTTGCCAATCTTCAACAATAGGACCACGAGCAATTTCTCTGGGACCAACCTGAACATTATCAAATTTTATTGTATATGCAGATGCGTTTGTAGTAGCTATGTGTAAAATAAGTCTGTAACTTGTACTATTACTATTAGCTTGAAACTCAGATAAATAAGTTCCCTTTACACCGTTGGCAAGTAAGTCTCTTTGAGTGGGCTCAATTAACTGAGCATTAGTTACATCATAAATATACACACGAATATCGCCATCTTCATAGTTAGCACCAGTGTCGTCATAGTCAAAAGAAATGCGAAGAACCTTAGCCTGGTCTGCTGAATCAATTGTAAGATCTGTTGAAGCACCTTCACCCTGTCTATTAGCCGCATCTTTGGTAAGAAGAAATGAACCATTTCCACGAAGAGGAGATGAAGTTGTACGAGTAAGAGTTGCCGTAGGAGAACCACCAGTACCATCAGTGGGGGTTGATTGGGCGGCATCAGCATATGCGCTCCAATCACTAGCATCAACTTCTGCATCAGGGTTAGTTACATAATTAATTCCACCAGCACCTTCTCCAGTACCAACAGCAAGTAGGTTAGCGCCATCGTCATAGTAAACTTTATCATCATCGGTAGCATATACAATTGTTCCTTCTTTACGAGTAAGAGCATCAAGATTAGCCTTGGTGTCTTTAGGAAGGGTAATACGGCTTGTGTTACTGGCTGTGCCTCCATCTATGTCTTTATTGGTAAGAGCTTGAGTATCTGTAGTTCCAACTACATCTCCGGTAGGAACATTTTTTCCAGAAACTACATCACCACTACTGTCACGTTGAATAAATTTATCCGCATCAGCTAATTCTGTTTTTAAAGAACTTAGAGCTAGATCTTGTACGGTGTTATCGTCGCCATCAATGGTTTTATTCGTAAGAGTTTGAGTGTCAGTTGTTCCCACAAAGTCGCCTGTAGGACTTGCTTTTGTAGAGATTGCCGCACCACTACCATCTCTAGTAACAACGGTATTGGCATCTCCTGCTTCCGTCTTAAGTGAGCTTAGAGCAAGGTCTTGGATGGTATTATCATCACCGTCAATTGTCTTGTTTGTAAGTGTTTGTGTGTCAGTTGTACCAACAATATCTCCAGCAGGAAAATCGCCATTAATTGTATCGATGTCACCTTGAAGCTCAGCCAAAGCTGCGTTAAGTTCTGTGGCTGTAAGATTTCCTGAAGCAGCAGTTGTAACTGTGTTATTAGCAACTACTAGTGTCTTATTTGTAAGAGTTTGTGTGCTATCATCGCCCACAAGAACACAATCATCATCAGGCATTGTATATGTTCTAGTTGATGCTGTGGATAAAGCTGATAGGTTAAATTGAGCTTGCTTAGTGTTATCTCCGTCGTCTTGGAGAGTTAGGTTAGTGTCTTGGATAGTAATACTATTTGAGTTATCTAATGTTTTATTTGATAAAGTTTGAGTTTGGTCTGCCGTAACTATAGCTCTAATAGCAGAGTCAAGATACATTCTCAGTTCATTTTGAACTACCCACAAACTACCTTCAATGTTATCTGATGGGTTTGAAGAGGTAGAAGCTGGACCACTATCTAGTGGCTTTATCTGGATACCTTTATCAATTCTTTCAAATGCCCTTGACATTTTGACTCCTAATTATCTATTGTTGAACCTTTAAATTTAATTGAACCAGTATAAATACCGCCTACACTTGAGGACTGATATTGAACCTGTCCTGCGGCTGTTATACTAAAATACATGCCAGCATCGCCAGTATGTTTGTATGCAAAATCCCACCCTGTGCCATTATATACGCCCCTCATTGAGCCTTCCTCAGCAAAGGTCAAGGTTCCATCACTTCGATTGACAATGTATGACACATCAATAGACCTAACGTCTGCTGTATCAAAGGAAAGACCGTTTACATCTACAGGGAAAGATTGGTTGTCTAAAATGGGTGCGGTGGTGAGTACGATGTCATTTGGACCTCTAAGGGTAGCTACGGTTTCAGATATAGCCTCAGCCCAGTCAGAAGTCTGCTCGCCCCATGCAGGATTGGTGCCCTGCGTAGGATATTCAAATGTTTCGTTGCCGACAGTTAGTGTCTTTGACATAATCCCTTCCTATAAGTAGTTGTTAAACTCTTAATACAGTTGATAAAAAAAGGGCTGGCATTGCACCAGCCCCCACAACTGACAGGATTACGCTTCAGATTTGATGTAACGTAAAAGAACAGAGCGACCAGGAGCACGACAGAAGAGTGCTTGATCAGTATAAGCACGAAGCTCATATCCGTTGGCGTTTTCAAGGAGTCTGAAGAATTTATCTTCAAATCCAGGCATCTCAAAAGTGATGTCAGATGAACCAATTCTCATGTAGTCATCTTTAGGGAAAGCATAAGCAAAACCTTCCTTCACGTAGATTGAAGAAACGATTTCAATAGTTCCGTTCTGTCCATAGAACTCGATGGCTTGAGAACCGTTCATAACCTTAGCTTTATCCCAAGATGTGTCGTATTGACGCTTAGCAGCTTGTTCAGTAAGAAGGTTGTTCCAACTTCTAGGGTTAACAAGTACAGTCATCTTGTCATCAGCAAGTCCTTTTTCGACAGCACGAGCAATTGCTTCTTCTACCTTAGCAAAAGAAAGAACAGCTTCGTTACCAGCAAAATCAGAACCTACATCAACGATGCTACCTTTCCAAAGATTGTAAGAAGCAGCAGAGATATTGAAAAGTGAACCAGTGTTAGTGATGATCTTGTGAAGACCAGCAAACTCAGAACCTTTAGCACCTTTGTAAAAAATGTGATCTCCAGCAGTAGTACCAGCAGGAAGTGAGTTGAGGGTAACAGACCTATCGTCAAGAGATACGGCAGTTACTTCAGCTTCACCGCGAAGAGTGGCTGAGTCAGAAAGGTCTGAATAAATTTGAACCAACATTCCTTCGCCGCCACTCCAGATACCAGGAGAAAATTCTTCTTTCTCAATTGAAAGAACAGTTCCAGAAATTGACTCAATTTCAGCAAGACCTTCTTGACCGTACATAAGTTGTACTTCAAGACGACGAGCAAAGGACTTAAGCATGTTTTCAACAAGAAGCTTAGTAGCTTGAACAAAAGCAGCTTTGTCGTTAGATGAACGAGAAACAGCACCTATTGAAAGATAAGAGCGAAGAACCATTTCGTGTCCACGAATTTGAGCATCTCTCATAACCCCTGCTTTAGCGTTGTTAAGAAGAAATGCATCACCTTCAACACCACCGTAAGTAAATCCGTGTTCGTGAGTAAGAACTACAGGTTGATGGTAGATGTTTCCAGGTTGTTTAGCGGCAGATTGAAAGTCAACCATGTTACGAAGTCTTACGCCTTCAGGAACAAGGTGCTCAACTTTATCTGCATAGGTCTCTTTAAAAAGACCGTTTAATTGATCTACAGTATTAGTTTGTGACATTTTTTACCCCTTATTTAATCTTATAAACTACTTTACAAAGAAATCTTGGACTTTCAGAGTCAAGGCTTGTTCCAGTAGCAGTAACGTCAATGGCAATGTTCTCACCAGAAGTAAGGTAATCAGAAGTAGCAGAAGCTAAAGTGATTCCTGTACCAGTTGAAGTTTGCTCAGAAAGTGATACTTCGTATACTTTCTCAAGTCCTGAATCTGATAACTTAGATCCGTCTAATAAAATTCCGAATTGGGCATCAGTTGCATCTACTGCTGTAGTAAAGTCTCCAGATAGATCTTCAATAGCATCAGCCTCGGCTACCTTTCCTTCTGTACGAAGGACAGCAACACCAGCAATGTCTGAAGAGTGTACTTTATCAGCAGGAGTAGCATTTGCCGTAATTTCGATTTCAAAAATAAGCTCACGAGTTTTAAGCTGGTGATCAGCCAAAATCGTATTGTTTTCTGATCCTGCGAAAGATGACATATTTTTCTCCTATTTGCAGTTATTGGTTAAACGAGCTTATTTAATCGTATTCATATCCGGTATTCTTAAATCCAAAAGGGTATCAAGAAGCCTGAGCGATATAACTCAGATTAAATAATCTTCTCTATTAATCAGTTGTTAAAAACTGTAGTGTATTAAAGTTTTTTAAAAAAATCTTTCATGTTTTGAGGCTCAGGTTTCTTAGTTGGAGCCTTTTTTACATTTTTGCCAGTAGGCTTGACCTGGGCTAGGTTCTTAAGCTTGGCAGCAGAAAGTCTCTTTTTTCTCATACGCTCTGTTATTTTATTTGAGATAAACTTATCCAGCATATCGTCTGGTAAAGCGTCATAAAAATTGTCTAATTCGCCTCTAATTTCGTTTTCAACGATTGGAAGTACTTCTTCAACTCTTACATCTGGTCTACCATTATCCATTGCCCACATCATCATGTCTGATATACGCTTAACCACGTAGGGACTGTTTGGTAGAGTTTTATGGGCTTCTAGGGCAGAAATCATCTCATTCTCAAGGTTTTGGTGAGCTTCCTGACGAAGACGTGCCATTTCAGACTCTTCTTTTTCAGCCTTAAGCCTCTGAGCCTCTTCACGAGCCAGTTGAAGCTCTCTTTGAATACGCTCATGCTCAAGTTGTTCAGGAGACTTCTTCATCTCTTCAATGCGTTGACGAATACGAGCCTCTGCCATTTCATCTGGATTTAAGCCGTTTTCTTCCATAACAGAAAAAGGATCTTCTAGAAACCTTTGATATGCTGCTTGAATTTCCTTTTCCTTATCAGCCGCTTCTTGCATGCGTTTACGGGCAGCCGCCGCTAATTGTAGCTTATTTTTTAGAAGATCCTCGTCTGATAGATCGATTTCTTCTTCAATCTCTTTTCCGTCAACTTTTAGCTTAAATTTTCTAATTAAGTTTTGAACAGCCTCTTCCTCAGCAACAGCCTTTTCCTCAGCAACAGCCTCTTCCTCAGCAACAGCTTCTGACTGAGCTTGAATTTCTTCATTGTTTTGCTGTTCTACAACCTCGCCAACAGCTTCGTCTAGATTTAAAGACTCTTGTACTGGTTGTGCTTCTGAAGCAGATGCTTGACTTGCTTGTTCAGACATGATATACTCCTTAGTAATTGTCCAGTTTATCTGGATAAATCAATAATTAAGCGTCCTTATGGATAGCTCTATACCTAGTTGTTAATTTTTTATTTTTTAGCCTCTTTTTTTAAGTCTCTATATTTTTTACGCTCTGCGTTTTCTTTTTTAGTTTTGGCTTTGTGGCAAACTGTACATAACATTTGATATCCTGAAGGCTCACAATACATACGTCCTATATACTCGTTCCAATCCCAAGGTTTTCCATTAGAAAATCCCTCAACAGGTATTACAGGTTCTATATGGTCCATGTTAAACTCTTTGCGTTTGCCTTCATGACCACATAAATTGCACTTATAAACTCCACGAGATACTCTAGCCACTTTTACAGCTTCGGAATATGACTTATAGCGATACGTTCCCTTCCTGAGAAGGCTAATTATGTAACTCTTGGCTCTTTTGTCCATTTTCGTGTTTCTCCTGAGTCATACCCTTTTCACATCTACCAAAAGTTCTATCTCTTGTTTCAATGCTAAGATCGACACCTAGAATACTAAGCTTTCTTCTTACAGTTCTTTTAAGAACATTAAGATTACCTGTCTCACCACGGTGTATGATTTTTTCGCTATTAATATTTTTAATTTTATATTTTCTTTCTTCGGGATTAATAAAAACTTTATATTTAGCATTGGTTTTTAAAGAAACTAAAACTCTAATACTTTCAAGCCAACCTTTTTGGTTTGATTCCTTGTATCTAATACGTTTCATAAATTAACCTTCCCTTAAATACTTCGTTAATAAACCTGTACTTATATGCCTCTTCTAAGGATAAGTAATAATCGACAGAAGTTAATGCCTCCCACTTTTCTTTAGTTATTTTTTTACCCTTGGTTTCATATGTATATCTAAGCTTATCAGTAACATTGCAAAACCATCCAGCAGGAGAGCATCTATGATTCATAAGTGTCGCATACGTCAATGCATATTTATTATTACAAGCTTGTAAAATTGTAAATGCTCCACTCTCCGCTCTTTTTACAACACAAGTAATTTCTACTCCCTCGCTTTTTAAATCCTCAAGTAAATCTACAATAAATAAAGTATTTACAACTTCTCCTCCTGGGCTATCAATATAAAGATTAAGTTTTTTCATATAACCTTCTTTATTTATTCTTTTGCCTAGATATGAACTTAGTCCTAACCTCATTTTTCCCCTAACTACACCAACTAAATCATAATTTACCACTATATCCTTAGAATTTTCTGGAATTGCAAATGCTGAAAAACTAATTAAAAACATTAATAAACATTTAATCATACTAATTTCCTTGTTGTACATTTTGAGCAAAAAGCTCTTGAGGTGTTTGAGGCATGTCTTGAAATTGGCCAGGAGGCTGTGCTGGCTGTGGTACGGGAGCCTGCGGTCCTTGTACTCCCATAGCTTCAGGATTTGCTTGTAAATTACCAGGAGCAACTTGAGGTTGCGTTACTTGCTGAGGTGCAACTTTTGACCTACCAACAGGAGTTCCACCAGCAGGACCAAGAGGCTGCTCTTGAGATAACGTTAATAAGTCCGGATCAACTGTTCTTAGCATGTCAATATGTTCTTGAATATGATCTAAAACTCTAGTTGTAAGTTCTTCATCAAATCTAAGCTCAGAATCTGACAGTACAGCTTGGTGTTCTTTTATGTGTAATGCATGATTATCTGTTGCAATAACTCTGGTAGGTCTGTTTCTTAAAAACGACTCATTTTCTGACTTAATAAGAAGAAGTTCTTTGTTTGTACTGTCGGTCATTACGTCCAGTCTTCCGTTATTAACTACAGACATATACTGTTCATGAGTAGTTATAACTCCCATTTGCATCATTGACTCTGCCATTTGAACTTTACCAGCAGTAGTATTTGCAAGTGCGTTTCCAACATCAACTACAACCCTGTTAATTTGTGACAAGTCATCGCCAGTAAACTCTTCCATGTATGTCGCATTATCAATACCTACAATCGCAGCAACACGAGGTACTGAAGCAAAATCACGTAACATGTTAATAAGACCGGTACCAACATCCTCAATTAACTGGATGTATGATTGTTGTAGTCCTGACATAAACTGAAGTGACTGTGCTTGAACAAGAGCAAGAGCATTTCCTGAACGAAGAGAGCTTTCTGGATTACCACGAACAACTGAGTTAATGCCAGATATTGTTTCAATTTCTCTTTCAAGTTTTTCTAGGTAATTAAAAATTTCACCTGGAGTCTGAGTAAGATTAAGTGCTTCTGGCTTTCCTGCTTGTTGATTATACTCTATAAAATTAAGTCCTCCCATAATTTCTGCTACAGTAATGTCAGCACCTCTAGGCGATAATACGTTCTGTACTCCAAACGTTGATTGATTGGTTAAAATTGTACTATGCAAACTATTTACAGCGTCTTGAATAGGAAGAAGGTCAAACATTTGAGAATATCCATAAGGAGTGCCTAAAATGTCTGAAGGTGAAATTCTATAAACAGGTAGATTTCTATATGGCATAGGTGAGTCTACAAGTACTGTATCCGTGTCTAGATATAGCAAGTACCTACCATCAGGCATACTTTCGGTTCTTTTATGGTAAAACTCGTATACAGGGACATCACAAGTCTCATCAAGTGCTGACATAGATATTCTAAATCTACTTTGCTCAGTCTTTGTTTGTATTTGTTCAATCTTATCCTTAAGCTCAGGATACTTGGCAGCTAGGTCATATTTATTCTTAAATGAACGACATAGTACCCATTCATGTTGCTCTGCTGTTTCCTTTGTGGTGTCAAACACTACGTCATAAGGAGACAGATTTGTGAACTGCACATCGCCGGAAAAAATAGGCGTTTGGGTTTCTTCGTTAAAGTCATGAAGCTCACCGCTAAGAGAGTTCCATTCCATTTTAACATATCCGCTACCTAAAACAATTGCATACTCTACTGCTGTCTTAATATATCTTTCAAGTCTTTTTTCTCTCATATAATAATCAAGAAGACCATTAGCAAGTTTTGTTTGAGCAAGAGATTTATAATCAGTATTTGTTGCTCTTGCTTGAAAAGCTGGACGATTGGATGTAACCATGTTTAGCATATGCATACCAATGTTTCTATAATGATTAACAGGAAAGTTTACAAGCTCACCCTGCTCGCCGCCAAAGTTAATTTGATGTCCACCAGACGTACTATCGTAATACGCACCATGATATGCCATCCAAGAACGTCTGACTTTATCTAGGTAATTGTTTGCATTAACAATATTAAACCATTCATTAGCCATTTTTTTTAAATACGATACTGTATCTTCTGCCTCTTTTGCTGCAAAATACTCCATCTTATCTCCTTATATTAAGCATCTTTTTAAGTTCTTTAGCTTTACCATGTTCTTTTTTACTACCTGGATCAAATATGTTAGCACCTTTTATGTCAAAGTAATTAGCAGGAAACGGGTTTTTACCTCTTATAACGTTTCTAGTTAAATAAATACATGCATCTAAAAGGTCAACGTGACCGCCTTTTAATTCTCCGCTCGGAGTATCTTTTATTCTTAAAAAATCATCACGCTTATTATTCCATCTAGCCATGGATAAATGGTATATAAAGTTTTTACATCTAGGATTTATTAAAAGTTTTTTTTGCTGAATTAACATACGAAAATTGTTTATGGCTGCGTTTTTATCGTCTTTTCTTGTAGCAATAAAACTAATGCCGTGTAAAGTCTGTAAATCATTTAAAAGTATTAGGTTGTTGTTATCCATAACACGAAGCATTGGCTCTTGCACTTCTCCAGTAAGAGGATTACTAAAGTTTCTTGCCTCAGCTTCCTTAATAGCCATAGCCATTTTATCTGTAGTAAATTCTGCTCCGTTTAAGACAATTTCATCCTCTACAACTATTACATCGTTTACAAAATCATAATAGGCTAATAGCACAGCCGTTAAATCTCTAAATCCAACATCACAGGCAATATAGTAATCATAAAAAGCAGGTCTTTCTACTTCCTTAATGATTTTATCTTTGTATTGATGAAACTCCGGTATAACAGTATCCTCAGCCTCTTCAATAATTTCACAGAGATACTCACATCTAAACTTAGGATTATTTTCTCCGTCTGGATAACGTGATTTTATTTCTTTAATCTTCTTTTCATCAACCATCGGACTGTCGTATATGGTAAATTTTATAAGCCTTCCTTCAGCTTCCAGTGGCTTTATAAAAGTAGTTGTAAACTCGTGTTGTGGATCTTTGTAGTTGGGAGTAGATGCTAAATAAAGCTTGCCGCCAGTGGTATCCGTGGTTGGTGCAAGAATTGAATTAATTACATAATCTAAATCATCACAGAACCCAGCTTCATCGATAATACAAAGATCGGCTTTACCACCTCGAAGATTTTCGGCATTTCCATTATCAGTACCTGCTATTTGTATTTCGCTTCCATTGGGAAATATGTACTTCTTATCAGCTTCTTTCCACTCAGGCTTTAAATGATTAGGACAATCGCTTAGTATCTCTCTCATGATTGGCTGAACAATGGTCTTAACCATTTTTTGTTTGGGACATGCATACTTAACAATAGCATGTGGTTTTTTTATGCAAACCTCAATTGCGGATATACACATAGAAAAGCTTTTTCCAAAACGACGACTACATAATATGACCGCTATGTTGTTTAGGTCTTTTTCTAATATTTCTTTAATGTCGTTTTGCTTACCCTTGAGTTTATAGCTTAATACTCCACGCTCCCACAACTGCGTGATAGCTTGTCTTTTAGTAAGACTTTTTTCGCTCATTTATTACCTTTAACTACAGACAACAATTCTGCTGTACTTGCTTTGATTTCCTTTTTGGGTTTATCAGGTTGTTGACCTCTAATAATTCTAAGGTTTTTATTTAAAAAATCTAATACCTTGGTTTCTTCTAAAGACAGTTTACGGCAATCAGACTCATCTTTTAATTTTTTAATTTGAGTAATACAAATTACCTCTTCATCTGAAATGTCTTCTTCAATCTTATGCTTCTTTACAATAGCCTTAAGACGTATAACTTCTTGGTTTAAGTTAGATATTCGAGTTTTTAAATCCTCAACGGACGCATCTTCTATCATTTTACTAAAACTGGAATCTATCGTTGGATTTTGCTTGTCCTCTGTTGACACTTGATTGTCCTTTTGTTACATATGCTGAAAACTTTCCTACCTCTCCAGCAATTCTGGTAATATCTTGCTTAACCTTTTCTTCAAGGTCGTTTATTCTTTTTGAGTAGTCTGGTGCTTCAGTTTTCTTTAAATACAAACAAAATGCACAAAATGCACCAAGCACCAATACAATTGCACCATCTGCTAATGTTGGGGTTTTATACGCTGCGTAAGCTAGATATGAGACTAAAAGGGCTAGGGAAGTTTTTTCGTGCATCACCACTCCATTGTTAATTAATACATCCTAACCCTAGTTGTTAAAAAATGAATGTTTAGCGTCTTCTTCGGAGTCTTTTGATGAAATCTTCGGCTTCTTCGCCTGCTGTCTTCATGGGCTGCCTGGCACGTCTAATTTCAGCCTCTTTTTCCTGACGCTCAATCTTATCACGCTCTCTTTGAACATTAGAGGAGGGTCTGATCATCTTACGAAGCCTAGAAAACACTCCAGGTTCTTCTTTTTTAGGGACTTTTGGCTCAGGACGAGCAGTTTCTTCCTCTTCGTCTCTAGAAAAGGCTGATTTCCTTACCTGACCTAGGAAACTTTTCATTTCTTTGTTCTTGGGATTCTTTTTACTAAATATATTCGGCATTTTTGCTCCTTATTGCTGTTTTTTATTTTTTTTCGGCAACTTATCCACCATTCCAGCGTTTTTTAGTCGTTTTTTAAGATTTTTAAACTTATATCGTTTAGGAGAACCTGCATAAGTGTCTTTTAGGATAGGTTTTATACTAGAGACTGTATTTGTAGTGCTCATGCCTTCTTTCTCCTCACCCTCTCTCTAAGCTTTTTATAAGGTGCGTTAGTAAATTCTTTTGCTTTTGTCTTAGATAGCCCTGGCTTCTTTATACTTCCCTTAGCTACTCCATGCATGAATCTCATTTGAGCCTTTGACTTAGCTGGCATCTAGCACTCCCATGCCTTTCTCGACCAATAATTAGCACTGAGCTTATTGTCCTTACCTTTTATGCCTCCAGAACGTGCACAGTAGCTTTTTTTACGGGCAGGGCTGTTTTTCTTAATTTTCATGTCTGGATCGCCAAAATGAACAATTTTTTCTTTACCGCCCTGACAAGCCTTAACCACCTTAGTTTTGTTTTTTTTAGGTGATCTTGTAGGTTTGTTGCATTTAAGCCTTTTCTTTAACTTAGAAAAATCATATGACGCCAAACATTACCTCAGTGTATTAATTATTTTAGACAAAAGTATATCCTTCCTATAAATTAGTTGTTAAAAACACTTGTAATTACTTAAAAATAATGATATTCTGTCAGATAGTGGAAAATGTAGAGATATCATATCAACTAAATAAAAGATACGTGAACAATGTTAAGAGTGTCATTGGGTTTATGATGATCCCCAATAATAGCTGTGTTTTCAAGGTCTTAGAGAAGAGGTGGATACATGGAAATCCAGGCTACACCTACTGGCTTACGATGAGGCACATAGATAAACATGGTCATCAATGTGATTCAGATGACTTTGAGTGGTCGAAAATTACATACACTGAGTATGAGTACAAGATGCTTATCCACAAATTAAGATAACAAGTGTTTACCCCTAAT